TATCTGGAGAGCTAGAGTATTTAGACCAGATGGAATCGTTGCTGGAGAAGATACATGGGATTTAGTAAACTGTCCGATGTCACCATCAGACCACGAGTATCCTTGGAGAGGACTAAATGAAAAAACACTGGGTGCTAGAAGAGGAGAAATTGTTACGTTCTGTGCGGGGACAGGTGCTGGAAAGTCTACTGCCGTCAAGGAAATTGCCTCATATTTTCTCTCTAAAGGAGAGACAATTGGCTATGTTGCTCTTGAAGAAAGCGTTAGACAAGCAGCCATAGACTTTATGAGTATCCATGCTAACAAGATGTTACACTTGGAGAAAGATTTAGATGAAAAATATTTTAGAGATGTGTGGGAGAGCGTTTTTGCTAGTAACCGTCTCTATCTTTATGATCACTGGGGTAGCATGGACCCTAACATATTATCTAACAGGATTAGATACCTTAACAGGAGTTGTGGTGTCAATTGGATCGTTCTTGATCACCTTTCTATTATGGTGTCAGGCGTTCAAGAAGGTGATGAACGTAGGCTTATAGATAACATAATGACACAGATGAGGTCACTTGTTGAAGAACTAAACATAGGGATGTTCATTGTGTCCCACTTACGAAGACCACATCAAGGAAAGGGACATGAAGATGGTAGACAAATCACTCTTGCAGATCTTAGAGGGTCAGGTTCCATTGCTCAACTCAGTGATTTCGTTATTGGACTCGAAAGAGATCAACAAGAAGAAGGTGAGACAACTGTTAGAGTACTTAAGGCAAGATATAAAGGCTCATCTACGGGACTTGCAGGAGGGCTCTACTATGACACAGGAACCGGACGGCTTAGAGAGTGCGGTGGGCAACCAGCTGCAGGGGCAGGGTTCCTATAATTGGAATCAAATAATGGATTTGGACAAGAGGCTTTCTAAATTGGAGAGCTGGAAAGAATCACTAATGGATGATGGTAAATAAATGAGTCTTGATCTAATAATAGACATAGAAACCGATGGTCTATTGGATTCTGTAACCAAAGTTCATTGCATTGGGATGACAGTTTTAGGAGCTAGGGCTGGACAAGTGTTTGTCAATGAGGAACCTTATGATTGTCTTGACGATGCCTTGGAGATCATGAAACAAGCCAAGTCTTTGAGTGGACATAATATTATAGGGTTTGATCTGCCTGTACTTAAGAAGATACTTGGTTGGGTCCCTGCTAAATCAACCAGGATATATGATACATTAATAATGTCCAGGCTGATACATACTGATCTTATGGAGAGAGATGCTAAGAAAAAGATTATAGTTCCCAAGTTATGGGGATCACATAGCCTTAAAGCGTGGGGTGAACGCTTGGATGTTCCAAAGATGGAACTAGGAGAAGGAGAAGATGATAGGTTTGATTTGTTTACTCCTGAGATGGCAGACTATTGCATACAAGATATAAGTGTAACGGCTGCACTCATGGAACACTTTGATGAGATAAATTATTCTAAGGAAGCCGTTGAACTTGAACATCAATTTGCAACCGTCATTCAAAGACAGGTAGAATACGGGTTTGCTTTTGATGTAACGAAAGGACAGGAACTATATGTTAGCTTACTTAAGCGTCAAGAAGCGGTGGGTGAAAGACTTAGGAAAGCCTATGGCAGTTGGTATGTATCTGACGGAGATCTTACACCAAAGAAAGATAACAAAAAAAGAGGCTACACAGCTGGCTGTGCTCTTACGAAAATCAAGCGAGTGGAGTTTAACCCCCAATCAAGAGACCATATTGCCAGATGTCTCAAGGGGAACGGCTGGATTCCTAAAGATTTTACTCCGTCCGGGAAACCTAAGATTGACGAGACAACATTAGGTAACTTAAAACTACCGCATTGTAAAGAACTAAAAGAACACTTTTTAATCAGTAAACGAATCTCACAACTAGCGGAGGGTGACAATGCTTGGCTTAAACTTGAACGTAACGGTAGAATATATGGTGGGGTCAATACTAATGGTGCAGTTACTGGTCGTTGTACTCATAGCCATCCTAATGTGGCTCAAGTCCCTGCATCGTACAGCCCGTATGGCCCTGAGTGTCGTGCTCTTTTTGGAAGTGTTCAAGACCGTCTCTTGGTTGGTTGTGATGCTGATGGGCTTGAACTAAGAGCACTAGCGGGTTACTTACATAAATATGATGGGGGTACGTATGCTAAAGCAGCATCAGCAGGAGATAAATCTAAGGGTACAGACATACATACCCTCAATCAAAGAGCCATTGGAATTGAGTCAAGAGATGTTGCTAAGACTTTTCTCTATGCATTCATTTACGGAGCAGGAGATAGCAAACTTGGTACTATTCTTGGAGGAAATCTCAAGAGAGGAAAACAGGCTAGACAGGCGTTATACTCTGGAGTCACTGGTCTTATGGATCTTACCAAAAGGGTTAAGCAAGTCTACCGGAGACGTGGGCATCTCATTGGAATTGACGGAAGAAAACTATACGTGCGTAGTGAACACGCTGCTCTCAACACCCTACTTCAATCCGCAGGGGCGGTGTTGATGAAGAAAGCCTTGGTTCTACTTGATGAGAGACTTCAGTTTATAGGTTATAAAGAAGGTAAGGACTATGAGTTTGTAGCAAATATACACGATGAATTTCAAATAGAGGTATATTACAAATATGCAAGAGATATTGCCAAACATGCAGAGGAGTCTATTTCCAGAGCAGGTAGATACTATGAGTTCGCCTGTCCTCTATCAGCTACTAGTCACATCGGCAGTAACTGGGAAGAAACGCACTGAGGTTGTAGATTTATTGATCAAAAGGTTTAAGTCTGATAGGAAGTTACTGAATGGGTTTAATCCTTATGCCTCTTGGGATAAAAGATACACAGGATATCACAGTAAGGTTGCACAAACTTTTTGGACTACACTGGTAGATAACAAGTGTATGAATTGTGGTATAAAAACAACACATAGGGTTCTCAGTTGGCATCATAGAGAACCTGGAAATAAATTATTCACTATTGGAGGTACTCAAAGGAAAAATAAGGTTAAATTTATTGAAGAATTATTAAAGTGTGACTACCTCTGTGAGAACTGTCACTATGATGCACATGAACAAATGGGAGATGTAAATGGAGACTTCAAGGCTATTAATAGACGGAGACGTTCTATGTTACCGGACATGTCATGCAGTTCAGACTGATGTTCAATGGGATGATGACATAGTTACATCAGCTACCAACCTTGATGAACTCATGGCTGCAGCTGATGGTAGCATTAAGTACTGGCAGAACAAACTAGAGGTTGAAAATGTATTGGTTGCTTTCTCTGATAAAAGGTCAGAATATTTTAGGCACGATATTTTACCGGAGTACAAGGCAAATCGTAAGGCTCACAAGAAGCCTCTAGGGTATACTTTTCTCAAGAACTACATCTGTGATATGTATATTACCTTGTTGATACCTAGGCTTGAAGCTGATGATGTCCTTGGTATCCTTGCAACCGATGGTACTTACGATAGAAATATTATTATAAGTATAGATAAAGATATGCTTACGATACCTGGAGAGTATTTTAATATGGATACTGAAGTAACAGAAAATATTCCAGAGAATCTAGCCAACTACATGTTCTACTTTCAGACTCTTGTAGGTGACAGTACTGATAACTATAAGGGATGTCCAGGAGTAGGACCAGTGAAAGCCAGAGAAATACTCATGAAGAAAAGTAAAGAGAATGGATGGGAACGTATCGTTAAGGCTTTTGAGAAAGCCAAGTTAACAGAAGAAGATGCCTTGGTACAAGCTAGAGTAGCTCGTATCCTTAGGTCTAGTGATTATAACTTTGAGAAGATGGAGGTAAAATTATGGAGCCCTATATAGAAGAGTTCTGTAAGGAGTGTGGACAGTATGATGGTGATCATATGTCATACTGTAAGAATGGATTTGCATTACCTAAGTTAGAAGTAACAGAAGAGGTAGTAGCTACAGCAAAGAATGGTAAGCAAGTCTTTATTATCGGGTATGACTTTACAAAAGACATGCATATAACATTTAGTTAGGAAATAGAATGAAAAGAGTATTAAAGTTTCACGAGGCAGCAGGGTTGGCGGTGGATGAGGAATATAGTTTAGAGCTGATGAACTTCAGGTTGAAACTTATCTTTGAGGAGATACAAGAGGTAGCTACTGCTGCACTTGATATAGAAGATGCACCATGTAAAGAGGAGCAAATAATTCTACTTGAAAAATTTCTTAAGGAATTATGTGATCTTGTTTATGTCATAAAGGGTACAGCTATTGCTTTTGGTATGGATTTTGATCAGGCTTACACCCTCGTACATAAGAGTAACATGACTAAGTTACCATTTACTCTAGATGACAATGGCAAAGTTAAGAAGGGATCTAATTATAAACCACCTGATTTGGAGGGACTTGTATAGTGACATCGGTTAGAGCTCAGGTTATCACACGTAGGACATATAATAGACCAAAGGATACGGGGGGCTATGAGACTTGGGAGGAGACAGTTGATCGGGTAATAGAACACCAGAGGTGGTTGTGGAATAGAGCAGGGTCCGTTGATTTACTGGTAGATGATGAGCTTCAAGAACTACGTGAGCTAATACTAAGTAGGAAGGTCATGTTGTCAGGACGTACTCTCTGGCTAGGAGGTACGGACATTGCTAAGAGGCGTGAAGCCTCTCAGTTTAATTGTGCTCACCTTAAAGTGGAGACTATACACGATGTCGTTGACTCTTTGTGGCTCCTCCTGCAAGGATGTGGAGTCGGATTTACACCTGTGGTTGGAACACTTAGTGGCTTCACATCCCCAATTAATAACGTGGATGTTATTAGAAGTAAAAGAACTAAGAAAGGAGGACACCCCGAAAACAAAGAGTCTCACGATTCCGGGACTTGGACAATTACTATTGGAGACTCCGCTGAAGCCTGGGCAAAAAGTATCGGCAAGCTTCTGGCATATAAAGGGAAAGCTACAACTCTCGTACTCGATCTCACACAGCTCAGACCTGCAGGGCAGCGTCTCGCTGGATATGGATGGATAGCAAGTGGGGATGAGCCGATTAGTAAATCATTCGGCTCAATAGTACAGATATTAAACAAGAAGTCAGGCCAGTTGTTAAGCAAGATGGATATACTAGATATTATGAACTGGTTGGGAACGGTATTATCCAGCAGGAGGTCAGCAGAGATAGCCTTAGTCTATCACGATACTCCAGAGTGGGAGCAGTTTGCGAGAGCTAAGGATAACCTTTCAGATACTCCTCATCGTAGTCAATCCAATAACTCTGTAGTCTTTTGGAAAGAACCTACTCATGAAGAAATCGAAGAAGTCTTTAAAATCATTCAAGAATCAGGTGGATCAGAACCTGGAATTATCAACGGAGCAGAAGCTAGGAAACGTGCTCCTTGGTTTAGTGGAGTCAATCCC